AAAAGCGACCTTCCGGAGACAATGCTTCAGCCGGTTACTTTCCACTGGGATGAGGAAATCCCGGATGAGGGATGCACTTACCAGCCATGGGATGATGAGGTTATCAAGTCCCAGGCGCAGTTCCCCGGATGGCAGCAGGACCTCGGGCTGGTAGGGCAGTACAAGGAGCAGATTTCCCAGGCATTCCAGGACGCCGAGATCAGGGGCTCGCAGATTCGCAAGGATGCGGCTACGGGGTTCATGTCGGTCACCGCCGGAACCCTCCGGGGACTCATCTCCGACGCCATGAGGGAAGTCTTCCTGGAAACCCTGACCCCCCTGTGGGAAAAGGCATGGAAGCTCGGCTATGATTCCGCCGGTCAGCTCCTGGGAAAGACCGGGAATTACGGAGATCACCTCCAGAACTTCCTGGATACCGAAGGGTCTCACTGGCTGGATCAGGTTTCCCGGACCGGGCTCGGGAATTCGATCGCCCGCAGCGAGATGATCGCCAGGACCGAAGTAGCCCGCGCCATGAACGACGGGGCAATGCAGTGCTACCGCGATAACGGGGTCACGCACAAGCATCTCGCGATAGCACCTGACGATACCTGTAATGTCTGCGACAGCGCTAAGAGCGACGGGATCATCCCGCTCGATTCTATCTTCAAGGGCGGCGAGCCTCCGTTTCATCCGAACTGCCGCTGCATACCCCTTCCGGCAGGCATTAACGCCGAGCCCCCGCAGGGACATATCAGCAAGAACCTTGATCACCCCTACGCCCGGGATATGCATTCCGGGGCGGGTAACTGCGAGTGCGGGATGACCGAGAGCCAGCATCCGGAAGGGTCTTCCGCAGAAGATGATTCCCGCGTTGCCTGGCTGCTGATCCGGGCGAGAGATGAAGACGGCAAGTGGCGCTACCTGCTCCAGCAGCGTAATGACGGCTCCTGGGGAATGCCGGGCGGTACCTGCCACGTCGGGGAATCAGGCTATACCGCCGCTTACCGGGAGGCTACCGAGGAGATCGGGGTTCTTCCTGAGCTGACTTGCATCCAGGATTTCAGCCATGTCGATCCTGACGGCACGCAAGTTTACCTGTACCTGTGCGAATCTGAGTATTTCCATCCGGAGCTGAACGGCAGCACCCCCGATGAGACCCGGGGGACCGGCTGGTTCCGCAGGAAGGAAATCGGCGAGCTTGATCTCACTGATAAATTCCGCGATGACTGGGTGAAGGAAGTCGATCTCAAGGCTAACCTCCCCAAAGTCCTCCAGAACGTCGTGGACGAGATGGGTCAGCGGCTGGTCATCGATGACCCTGACCGTACCGGAGCGGGCATGGGCTCGCGGTGGCCTTATCCGCACCGGGCTGACGGTTCTGAGTGGCCTGACGCAGGACCCGGGGCTGTTCCAGGATCATCTGCTGGCGGGGAACCCCCGAGAAGTGACCCGGATCACGCTGATGCAGCTGGCGCGCGTCTCTACCCGAGGGGCTCCCTTGATGATGAGTACCCCCGGAGAAGGACCCGCAACCGCCCCGCATCAAGATTCCCCGATATGGGGGATGAAGATGATGACAAGTGGCCGCAGGGCGGGACGGATGATCCCGGACCTGACATGCAGGGAATGCCCAAATCTGCCCCGCATCCGGTCGTGGGTACCCCCGGTCCGAAGACCCCGAAGCCCAGGACTCCCCAGCCGGGGCTCGCTGAGCAGTTCGATCCTTCCACGGTGGTCCAGCACTGGGACCCGGAAGAAGAGAGCAATGTCGTCGCCGGGAAGGGTGCCCAGCACGTCACTGACGCCAACCCGGTGGAATGGCGGCACGTCTACGCCCAGCTGGAGAAGAATTTCCCCAACGACGCCATCGAGTGGGTGAAGAGAGCACGCTGGATCGGTCCCGTCAACGTGCCCTGGGAAAGAGTTGACACCGACGACGAGGACAAGTGGGCAGCGAGCCACCAGCCGGATGCGGTGAACCGCTTCGCGAGGGGTATCAGGTCGGGAGAAGGCAATACCTCTCCCAGCGTTCTCGTGCAGGAGCCGAATAGTAACCGGGCGTTCATCGTGGACGGGCATCACAGAGCCCTGGCGCGGCATTACAAGCTGAACCAGCCGGTCCTGGCATACGTGGGCAACATCAGCCCCCGGGATCGCATGGCGGCACTGGAAACGCACACCAAGCAGATCCATCAGGGTTCCGATCCCGGGAACAAGTGATGGAGAAGGTCTGCAAGGAGAGCGTTCATTACCGCCTTGGTGATCGTGAACGTCACTGCGGTAATTGCGTTATGTTCCATCTGCAGGGGAAATACGGACTGCTCGACAGCGGAACATGTGATCTGGTCAGGGGCGTGATTACCGTGGTGGACGTCTGTGACCGCTGGGAAGCGAAAGCGGAGAAGTCCGAGCAGACTCCCTCTCTCGCTGCTACTCCTGCTCCGCTGGGGAACCAGGGTCTGTGGCATACCCCCGATAAGCATGTTCCCGCCAAGCAGAAGCTGCCCAATTACATTGAGCATATTGCGCAGGCGCTGATGAAAGATCAGGGTATGGGGGAATCGCAGGCTATCGCCACTGCCCTCAATGCGGTGAAAAGATGGGCACAGGGCAATCTCGGGGAACGGCACGGGCATGTGCATCCCGAGGTGATATCGGCTTCCCGGGCAGCCCTCGCTGAATGGGAGAAGCTGAAGGAATCCCACCATCAGTAAGAAGCGGAAGCAGCTTCTCCTGCATGATCTCGCGGTTGCCCTCAATGCCTGCGAGAAAGCCGGAATACACCCGAAGCTCCGCCACGGGATCGTCTTTACGGACGCGGGTTACGTGATGGTCGTGAAAGACAGATGGGTTTCCCGCAAGCTTAACCGCAGGTAATTTGACATTTCCTGCGGGAATGGTTTAAAATCGCAGCGTGGTATAACTTTCGCTGCTGCAGGTAAGCGGCGGCGGTGATGAGTATTTCCGGGCTATCCTGAAACATGCCGAGTCCGGTATTGCAGGGATCGCAGAGTAGTCCCCGGATCTCCAGCGATTTGTGGCAGTGGTCCACGGAAAGCCTGCTCTTTCCCAGCGGAGGACGGCGGCAGATGGCGCACAGGTCATCCTGGGCCTTTGACATCACGTCAAATTCCTCGCGGGTAATGCCGTACTTCCTGAGCAGCCTGTCATCGTTATGCTTCTGACGTCGGCTCGGATACTTCTCCTGGTAGAACTTCCCGAAGTGGCCCCTTCTCTTGTCGCGGAACTCGGGGTTCTCCTTGTAGCGCTCGTTGTACCAGTCACGATAGCAGTTCCGGCAGCGGCTCTGCAGTCCTGATTTAGCCCTGCTGTTCTTGTGGAAAGCGTTGAACGGCATGCGCTTTTTGCAGATAGTGCAGACCTGGGAGTTCTCCAGGTCATCTGTTTCCTCAAAACGCGGGGCAGGCTTAGGCATTGTGCTGTGCTTCCGTGAGATGGCATTAGCATAATCGTATTACAGAAGGAGCCCGTGTGGCAACAACCCTTACCGGTGCCGGAGAAGTCACTTCTCAGGTCTTCATGTCTTTCCCCATCGAGAAGACGGAGACCACGGAAGATGGCGACATCCTGGTTTACGGGAAGGCAACTGACGGTTCGGTAGACGCGGACCAGCAGATTGTCCACCCGGACTTCTCCTCGAAGGCGATCAAGGAATGGCTCGACACCGGAGGGAACCTCCGGGTTCAGCATTCGGCTCAGCGCGACCCCGCCGGTATCGGCGTTTCTGCCGAAACTGACTCTTCAGGGGCCACTTGGGTAAAGGGTCTTGTAATCGAGCCCGTGGCGAAGAAACTAGTTTCCAAGGGAGCCCTCCGAGCCTACTCCGTGGGCATTGCCCGTCCCACTATCGAGCGGGACGTCACCGGCAAAGCACGCGGCGGGATCATCACCGGAGGGCAGATCGTGGAAATCTCCCTGGTGGACCGCCCCGCGAACAAGTCCTGCGGTATCCAGCTGGTCAAGTCGGACAGCGAAGGAGCCCCGGAATTCACCGGCAAGGTCTTCGGCGACGAGAACGTGATCGCCAAGTTCACCGGAACTGAGATTACCGCCAAATACGCCAAGGGCGGGCTCGTCGCGGACGGCAGTGATTCCGTCACGGTCAATGAGGACATGTCCCTCACGTTCACCCCCAACGACCTGGCGAAGATCCTGAAGACCAAGATCATCGACCAGCACTATGAGGACCTTGCCGCCCAGGCGCTGTTCGCCGCAGAGGCAGAGGTCTACAAGCGCAATGTGGACACTGCCGAGAGGCGTTCCCTGGCGTCTGCCGGGAATGCGCTCCCCAATGGCAGCTACCCGATCGCCAATGCAGGCGACCTGGGCAATGCGGCGCATCTCGCTGCGACCGGTCACGGTGACGCGGAAGCCGCGAAAAAGCTTATCGCGAGAAGGGCGAAGGAACTCGGTGTGGCAAATCCGCTCACTGATAATGACGACTCCACTAAGGCCGGAGGCAGTGTGGCAGATGCCGCTCCCGAAATGATCAAGACCGGCGCCGCAAAGGAAGCCGATCCGGACCTTACGAAGGACCCGGAGAAGGAGTCCGAGGTAAAGGAGAAGGCGGCGAAGAAGCCCAAGAAGGGCAAGAAGCTGCCTCCGTGGATGCAGGACGACGCTAAGGGTGACGCCGATGATTCCGGCAAGTCCGCCGATGCGGACTCCTGCAAGCTGGATCACGCGCACTCCGAGAAGTGCATGCCGTCCGGCACTCCTCAGTCCGCCAGCGGCGCTTCCGAGGCCGCTCCCATGGACGAGATGCCTGACCCGGGTGCCTACCAGCACAGCCCGATGCCCGCAGGACGTGCGACTCCTGAGCACAAGGGCGCGGGAATGTCCCCGGAGACTGCGGCACTCCTGCGCTTCAAGTCGATCGGAATGGATGCCGATCTCGGGCGTCTTCACGACCTGACCTGCCCGGCATTCCACCCCGACGAGGTAGCGAAGTACCACCCGTTCGCCAGTTTCGAGACGGTTCTCGATGAGGACCTGTGGATGCGCAAGGCGGTGGACGCGGCTACCGGTCCTGTTGAGAGCGCCATGGCGATGACCGAGATCTGGCGCGCGGTTACCGCACTGAAGAACGCGGACATGGCGGACCTCAACGATTACCGGCTGAAGCTGCACAAGGCATTCCGCGACGCCAACCCCGGGCCGTCTTCGGCACCGTCTCCCGGCTCGATGTCTCCCGGCAAGTTCCACCGTCCCTGCATTACCGAGGGGCATGCGGCTACCTCCCCCGGCTATGACGGTCCGAATACTTCTGCGAAGATCCCGGATTCCCCGCCGAACGCGCATTCTTTCGGAAGGCCTCCGCTGAGCGCAGGGCACCAGTCCCCGTCTCCCTCATTCATGAAGGGCGGCTTCGAATATCCCTCCGAGCAGGGCGTGCCCACTTCCCTGACCTACGCGCACATGGAGAAGGACAATGCCCGCCGGGCACTGGTGATGATGCACGATCACCTGCAGCACCAGTTCCCGCAGGGCTGCCCGATGATTGAGCAGGACGCTTACCGCGTCGATCAGAAGCCTCCGGTCCCTGCCATCGCGGGCAAGGCGGAAGACGCCAAGCCGGAGCCGGTCGCAGAGAAGGAAATGACCGCTGCTCTTTCCGGTAATGAGTTCACCGACGAGACCATCGAGAAGGGCGCTCGCAAGAAGCTCGCCAGGAAGGTCCTCTCCGGCAAGCTCACCGTCGATGAGGCTCGCGCCAAGCTCGGCAGGATGCGTTCCCAGAAGTCTCAGGAACTGCTTGTCGATGCCGTCGAGAAGGGCATCATGTCCATTGACGAGGCACGGGCGAAGATGGGTCTCGGTCCGTGGGTCACCCCGGGCGAGGTCATCAAGAGCAGCGCGCCTCAGGTCGTCAAGAGCGAAGTCGCGGAGAGTCCCGTGATTGACCCTGACATCATCAAGAATGCAGTACAGGCGGCAATCGCCCCGCTGCTGGAGAAGATCGAGAAGCAGGACAAGACGATCAGCGAGCAGGAAGCCCGCTGGGAGGCTGCTGCTAATCTCCCTGACCCCAAGACCGCCTCCTGGGCTGGTCTTACATTCAACAAGAACGCGCGCCCGGCGGGCGCCGTCACGGTAGCTGAGAACGCGGAGCGTACTCAGGTAAACCACATGCGCCAGGCGTACCGTACCTGGCGCACTTCCGAGAACCCCTTCGAGCGGGAAGCTGCGCGGGCGGAACTCGATAAGTACGGATTCACTGAGTAATTTTCCGCTCCGAACATAAGGAGATACTGTGGCGGATATCGTCACCGACGAGGGAATCGCAGCCCCCGGAATGGGTAATGCGCCCCTTGGTAGGGCAAGCTCGGCAGCCGAGCGCGTAGCGCGCCGGTCCAACTACGAGGCGACTGCTACGTCCCTCGCCAAGTCCCTGGTCAAGGGCGTCGGTCATGTGACCAACAATGGCGTCCCCCTGTCTGAGGGAACGCACAACCGTGACATCATGACCAAGAGCCACCAGGCGATCATGGACGTCCGGGCAGCCACCTATGAGGGCGCCTGGGAGACCGAGAACGTCATGGGCAGGATCAGCCCGGACTTCTGGGGACAGCGCGAGACCGGGGGCATCCGCTCCATGGCATCGCGTGACTCCATGATGCGCAAGGCAATGAGCGCGGAGATCAGCAAGTCTTTCACCGCAACCAACATGGGCACTGCGGGTGTTCCTTACGGACTCGTTCCGTTTGACCTGCTCGCCCCGAGCCGCTTGATCTACCCGGTTTACACCCTGTTCCGGAATAAGTTCCCCCGTCCGGCAGGACAGGGCGCTTCCCGGCAGGTCTACGGGCTGCTCGGAATCTCCGGTTCCCAGACCGGCGGTCAGGGTGTCATTGACATCTCGATCCCCGAGCTGGTCACCAGCGGAGGTCAGCTGAGCACCACGGCAACGTGGCCTCTCAACATTCCCAAGACCGGGACGCAGACTGAGTACAAGCTCAATGTGCCTTACCGGTTCTTCGGGTTGAGTGAGTCGCTCTCGTGGCTCGCCCAGTTCGAATCCCAGGGATTCGAGGACATTTCCGCGCTGGCAAACCTGGTGCTTCTCCAGGAGATGATGCTCGGTGAGGAATACCAGATGATCGCGGGAAGTTCGCAGAACCTGGCGACCCCCGCTGCTCCCACCGCAACCGCCCGTACCGCAGGCTCGAATGAGACCGCTATCACCGGGTTCACCACCAACGTGAACTTCAAGGTCTCCGCCCTGAATTACTTCGGGGAGAGCATTGCCTCTGCCGCGATCGGTTCCGCTGTCGCCATTTCCGCAGGGCAGGTCGTAGATGTCACGATTAGCCCCGTTCCTGGCGCTCAGCAGTACAACCTGTACATGACCACCAACGCGGGCACCTACTTCCTGCAGGCGGGTACCTCCGTGCAGTCCGGTACCGGCACCGCCGGAAACACCACCTTCCAGGGCACCCAGACCGCGAACTCCATCGGCGGGCTGCGCTTCACCGTGCAGGGTCCGGTCGCGACCACTTCCAACGCCTCGGGACCCGGTTCGAACACCACGAACTGTAACCCCACCACCGTGGACACCGGCACCGGAAGCTCCAACCGGATGGAAGGGCTCATCCCCACCCTGACCGGTCTTTCCGCAACCGGCTCCGGACCTTACTCGAACGTCGGATTCGGCGGATCGAGCAATGTCTGGAAGGGCGGCTACGTCAACTCCAGCGTGGGAACTCACCTTTCCACTAATGCCATTTTCACGGCGCTTGACGCAATGTGGGAGAACAATGGCATGAACAATGTCAGCCCTGGCGTTTACAAGGCTGACCCGTCTGAGATCGTCGCTGACGGCGGTGACCTCATGCGGCTGGCAAATGACATGCTGCTGCAGGGAAACAGCCTCAACTACCTGCTCAACATCAGCCAGGATCAGATTTCCGGAATTCGTGCCGGTGCAGCCGTCGCGGAATTCGTCAACCCTGTTACCCGCTCTACGGTCAAGCTTACCGTCCACCCGTGGATGAGCCAGGGAACTGCGCTGCTGATGAGCTACCAGTTGCCGCAGACCTGGAGCCATGTCGATAACGCCTGGGAGATGACCGTAGTCCAAGACTACGTGTCTGTCGCATGGCCTGTTATCGACGCGACCTTCCGCTACAGCATTTTCCTGCTGGGCTCCCTGGTTGCTCACGCGCCTTTCTACAGCGGAATTCTGCAGGGACTGCAGGTTTCGGACGTTACGCCTTTCAGTTAAGGCATACGGAATTCCCCGGAGGGATTAACCTCCCTCCGGGGAGGCATACTCAGAAAAGGAGAATGTATGCCTCTCGCAGCAACTCCGCTGACCACCGCTACTATCGCGGCAGGCGGAACCACCACCTGCTACTCGGTGCCCAGCACGAATACAGGCTTCCGGGATCTGGTCCTGACTAACGCCAACACGAGTTCGGGTACCGCGTTCACGATTTTCGTGGCAACCGCATCTGCACCCACCCCCTCGGTAGCCTTCGGGATTCCCTCCGGATCGACCCTGGTTCTCCAGGGACCGGTGGCAGCCAGCACCCAGATCTACGCGACCTGCGTCTCGGCAGCCACCCTGGTTGTCGGGCAGGGCAGCGTCGTCTCGGTGATCTAAGTCCCCCTGAGACTCTTTTAAGGAGGACAGCATGCCCAATCTCGGTCCAGGGAACGACCAGCACGTCAATACCAACCCGATTCCCACGTGGATCTTCACCCCGACGCCGAATGCCCCCTCGACGGTACGCCTGTACAACGAGGGCAGCAACATCATCTGGGTGGGGCAGTCCCCGGTAACCCCGTTCAACGGCTTCCCCATTCCGGCAGGTTCTCGTCCGGTGGAATTCCAGAATGCCACCACGACGCTGTACGCCTGCTCGAACGTGGCACCGGGAACGGTGAGCAACACGCTCACCGCCGTGGCGCTAGCCGCCGGGGCGACGTCATTCACGCTGGGCAGCACCGTCAACATGCCCGCAGGTACCACGCTGATTATCGGCAATACCGGCAAGGGGCAGGAAGTAGCGACTGTCGCAGGCACGACGGCAACTGCCGTCACCGTCTCGACAGGACTTCTCTACGACCACGCCGCGAGTTCTACCGTCACCACCGCCGTTGTCTATCCCGGGCAGCTCCGGGTGTCGGCGGGCGTGGTTTAGTTTCTGCTATCATTCCCGTTATGGGAAATGGCAGGAAGAAGTATCTCGTAACCGGGGGAGCGGGCTTCATCGGGAGCAATCTCGTGAAGAAGCTCGTTTCCCTCGGGAGCGAGGTAAATGTCCTCGATGACATGTCCAGGGGTCAGGCAGGACGTCTCAAGGGCGTTCCCGTCACGATCTTCCAGGGCGATGTCCGCGATGAGAAGAACGTCCGCGCGGCAATGCACGGATGCGATTCCGTCGTGCACCTGGCTTATCTCCAGGGAACCCAGACTTTCTACGCTGAGCCCCGTCAGGTGCTCGACGTGGCAATGAGGGGGATGCTTAATGTCCTTGCGGCGTGCGAAGCAACAGGATGCGCGGAGCTTCTGCTGGTCTCCTCCTCGGAGGCGTACCAGGTGGCGCCGCAAGTGCCCACGCCGGAGGACATTCCGCTCGTAGTGCCGGATGTCCTCAACCCCCGTTATTCCTACGGCGGCGGGAAGATCGCGAGTGAGATCATGTCCCTCGCCTGGGCGCGGACCGGCATCCTTGACAGGCTCATCATCACCAGGCCGCATAACATCTACGGTCCTGATATGGGCAGGGAACATGTCATCCCGGAATTCTGCATCCGGCTGAACTCCCTGGTCCAGGATCACGACGGGATCATCCCCTTCCCGATCCAGGGTTCCGGTCAGGAGACTCGCAGTTTCTGCTACATTGATGACTGCATAGACCAGTTCATCACCCTGCTCGATTCTGGCGAGCACATGAACGTCTACCACATGGGCACCCTGGAAGAGCGCACCATCTCTGAGGTGGCTCACGAGGTAGCCTGGTGGTGCTATGACCTGGAGATCAAGGTCATTCCCGGCAAGCTCCCGCAGGGCAGCCCCCCGAGAAGGTGCCCGGATATCTCGAAGATCACCGCGCTGGGCTGGACCGGTCCTAAGGTGACCTTTGAGGAAGGCGTCGCCCGTACCGGATCGTGGTACCGCGCGAATGGCTGAAATCCCCCGCTGCGGTTCCTGCGGGGAGCGGGACATGGTTCCCGTCCTGGATATGGGCATGCAGCCTCTCGCTGAGCATGACAACGGGCAGAGATACCCGCTGAAGCTAGTCAAGTGCACGCAGTGCACGCTCGTCCAGCTGAGCTACATCCCCGATCAGCATGAGATGTTCCCCCCGGATCATCCCTACGCCACCGGCAACACGAAGGCGATGCGGGATCATTTCGCGCAGCTGGCGGAGAAGATCAAGCCCTGGCTGTGCATGGAAGATCTTGTCGTGGATATCGGGGCTAACGACGGGACTTTCCTGCTGTCGCTGCCGGAAACGCTTCGCCGTATAGCGGTAGAGCCAACGAACCAGGCAGCAAAATGCCGTAAGCAGGATCTCACGACCTGGCAGCAGTTTTTCACTTCCGAGGTCGCGAAAGACATCCTGGGCTACGCAGGTCCTGCGAGGGTCATTACCGCAACAAATGTGCTAGCGCATGTTCCGGACCCGCATGACTTCCTCACGGGAATGGTAACCCTTCTTGCCGACGACGGCTTGTTCGTCACCGAGAACCATGACTGGGCATCGATCGCAAACGGGATGCAGATCGATACCGTCTACCATGAGCACCTCCGCTACTACTCCATCGCCTCTCTCTCCCGGCTGCTCGCCTTTCACGGGCTGATCATCGAGAACATCGAGAAGATCCCCACCCACGGCGGGTCGTTCCGCATCTGGGCGGTGAAGGAGCAGGGAAACCTTGCTTCCCGCGCCTGGAAAGCCCGGAACGCCCTGTTCGACCTGATGCAGCCGCTATGGCGGGATGGCTGGAGCATCTGCGGTATCGGGGCAACTACCCGCGCCACCCCGCTGATCAATTACGCGGGCATCGCGGGCTTCCTGGAATATGTCTGCGAGGTCTCTTCCAGTGAGAAGATCGGGACATGCATTCCCGGCACGGAAATCCCGGTCGTTGACGAGAAGAAGCTCTTCGAGAAGCAGCCCCAGTATGCACTCCTGCTGTCCTGGCATCTCGCGCATGACCTGATCCCGAAGCTTCGCGGAAAAGGCTACAAGGGCAAGTTCATCATCCCCCTTCCCGAGGCGAGGATCGTTGACTGACCGCTTTGAAGACGAACGCGGCGTCATCCAGGACCTTCTTGGTCCCGTTGATGCCGTGACGGAAATCTTTACCGTCGCCGGATCCGTCCGGGGTAACCACATCCATTACCAGACCACCCAGTGGACGTATATTGTCTCCGGGAGAATGCTCATGGTCCAGGGGGATGACGGCGAGCAGTACCGCAAAGAACATGTCGCGGGTGATCTCGTCACCGAGAAGCCCGGCATCCCGCATGCCTGGAAAGCACTGGAAGATACCAGGGTCCTGGTTTTCACGAAAGGCCCCCGGTCCGGGGAAGCCTACGAGTCTGACACCGTGCGGCTTTCCATGCCGCTGATCGAGAGGAATGCATGAAGTCCCTGCTCGTCATGGTACCCACCCGCAAGCGCCGGGAACAGGCAGCCCGGCTGATCAAGTCTTTCGAGGCCAGCGAGCCCGCTGATGAGACCGTCCTGCTGTTCGTCACCGACGACGATGACGATTCCTATGAGGACATGGACTGGGGCGGCACCACGCACTGTGTCCTTTCCCCCCGGGATACTCTCGTCGGGATCTTCAACAAGATCGCCCTGGCGCACGCGGATGATTTCGACGCCATCATGACGGTCGGCGATGACCACCTGTTCACTACCCCGAAGTGGGATAAGGCGCTCATGGACGCCCTGGAAGCCATGGGGGGCACCGGGTGGGTATTCCCCGACGACAAGCGCCGCAGCGGCTTCCCGGAGATCTGGGCGGTCTCCAGTGACCTCGTGAAGTTCCTCGGCTGGTTCGCCCTTCCGGTAGTGAAGCACTTCTACTGCGATAACGCCATCAGCGAGCTGGGCAGGCGCACGGACATGCTCCGCTACGTCCCCGAGGCGGTCATTGAGCATCTGCACTACACCGTCAGCCCGGGAACCGAACGGGACAGTACGTACATCGAGGCCGAGCAGTCCAGCGGAGCTTCCGATCTCGCCGCCTACCAGGAATGGCGGGAAAAGCACCTGGCGCACACCGTAGCCCGGGTCAAGCGCGAGTTCAGCCAGGATGTCAAGTGGATCCTGGAAAAAGTCTAGGGGGCTTGTGACCTACGTAATGGGACAGATCTCAGTGGCAAATAACTCCACCGTTCCGCTGTTCACCGTGCCTCCCGGACTGTGCAATGCCACGTTCTGGAACTCCGCCACGTCCGCGACGAATGTCGTGTCGGTAGGAACGTCCACGGCAGTGACGGCGGTGAACGGACTGCAGTGCCACTCCATCCCCACATCTTTTAACAGCTACGTCAGCAGCCGGGGAGCTACGTTTTACGGAGCCAATACTTCCGGCACGACGGGACTGATCAACTACATCCTGGTGACCGATCAGTAATGTCCGTGACCGTGGGCCTCGCGACAGTTCCCTCTTCCAGTACGGTGCCGGTGTTCACTCTCCCGGCTGGACTGTGCAATTTCACGATCTTCCAGCCGACGAATCCGCAGGCTGTCTACATCGGCACTTCCGCGAGGGTGAACACCACGGGCGGGATACCGGTCCCGGTGACCCCTATCCTCCAGGAATCTTACAACTCGACCGGCGGGGTGACATATTACGCCACCACCGGCAACGGGACCGCTTCTTCTTTCTGCTACATCATCTCCACGGGGAACTGATGGGCGTCACTACCGGGCAGCTGTCTTATGACAATACCGTGCCCACGAGCCTGTGCACTCTGCCTGCCGGGCAGTGCAGTGTCGTACTGGCGAACACGGGACCTGCGACTATCGCAGTCGGTCCCGCTACCGGAGTTACCTCCCTCACGGGTTTCCTCCTGGTTCCCGGTGCGGTCCCGACGTCTTTCGCGACTACTCCGGTCTCCAAAGGCGGACTGCTGAATTTCTGCGTCACCCAGAACGGGCAGACCGCAACCGTCAGTTACATCATCAGCACATAGGAGAAACGTGACCCGAGTCAACCTTCCGCCAGGCTGCATGGGATTCAAGGCGCAGGACGGTACCCGTTACGTTGCCAAGCCCGGGACGTTCGTGGACGTCGCCGACCATCACATGGCAGCCCTGAAAGGTAATAACTACGCCCAGGCGGGACTGGTAGACGCCGGACCGGAGAAGCATTTCATCCGGAGCGGACCGGAGGGCAGATGGTGTCCGGCTTGCCCTAATAACACGATTCATCATTCCTGGACGAAGACCTGCCCTTCTTGCGGAGCAGAGACCGTCCCGGAATCTCAGATGTCCCGCGAACGACCGAGCGGGCAGTACGTCCCCTAGAAAGGACCGCGCATGTCCCTGTACGCACGCTCTGACCTCATGAGCGTATCCATCCCCGTCACGAGCGGAGGCTGCGGAGAATCGCATAGCCGACCCGTCGTGAAAGGCGCTCCCGCCAGAGAATGGGAGCTGAACTGCACCTCCTGCGAAGCCTATCTCAAGGGCGCCCGCAAGCCGCAGATCCTCAAGACCACCCCCGGTGATCCCAAGCTCGGCATTCCCGCCAAGCAGGAACGTGTCGCGGATTGTGACCCGCACTGGTCTTCTACCCCCGAGTCGGTCCCCCTGACTCCCGATGAGCAGAGTACTAACGCCACCCGCACCGAGCGTGCCACCCATCAGATCCAGATGATCCAGGCACTGGCAGCCCTGCGTGCAGCAGGCACCGACATTCCTTTCGAGACCGAGTGGATGATGAAGCGCGAGCTTCCCTCCGCGTACCTCCGGGGAACCACCGTTTGCCCGACCGGTCATGATAACGCCTCCGGCGCCAAGTTCTGTGCCGAGTGCGGTATCTCCATGACCTTGCAGAAGCAGATCGAGACGACTCCGGATGACCTCCCCCTGGATTCCCTGCATCCCGCCACGCTGAAGAAGATGTGCCGGGCGAAAGGCCTTTCCGATAAGGGGACCAAGCAGCAGCTCCTGGAGAGGCTGGCGGCATGATCCCGACTCCTGGAAGAATCGTTCTTTACAAGCTCGGTGAAGCTGACGCCCAGGCGATCAACCGCAGGCGCCATGACTTCATGACTTTCACCCGCACCTACGGGCGCCCGGAAGAGCCCGGTAATCCCGGAGCCACCGGGCATATCGGTCACTTCGGCAATGCCGTCCGCCCCGGAGACGTTTTCCCTGCGATGGTCGTGAGGACATTCCCGGGAAATCCGCATAATGTGGTTAACCTCCAGGTCCATCTTGACGGAAATGATACTTACTGGGCGACTTCCCGGCATGAGGGCGGCGATCTCAATGAGTGGTCCTGGCCGCCGCGACCGGAATTCACGCCTATTCCCGCAGATACTATCCCTGATTACGAGTTCAAGACGTAGGAGCGCATGAGCAGAGCCCCTGGATTGTGCAGAAGGTGCGGAGGTCCCAAGCGGGGACGTACCGCCCGGACCGCCGCCCCGTGGGCTCAGTGCGCGAAAGAAGACTGCCGGGCTGATATCTGCCCGAAGCATTCGGTATGGGACAGTTCAGCCGATGCGTGGATTTGCACTAAATGCGCTCGTGACGCGGGCATCAAAGTGGTGAAATAAGGAGCATATGTGACTACCCCGATGCCCCTGGTGACAGCCCCTTACATTTCTCCCACTACCCTGCTGACCGCTCCGACCGGCATCGACTGGGGGAGCATTCCTCCCGGCGATGACGTCACCCCTGCCGAAAACGAGGCAGAATGGTGGAACATGTGCGCCCGCGCCACGGCGAAAGTCGATGGCTACTGCAACCAGATCCTGCGGGCTACCATTGATATCGAGGTTCTTCACGGTCCGGATTACCGGGTAACAGTAGGACCAGGAGCAGGCGGAAGTTCCCCTACCCCATACTGGGCGAATGCGGGATTCAATACCCGCGCTATCCTCTCCAGTTTCCCGATCCTGGAAGTCACGCAGGTGAAAGTATCCCCGAATACTTTCCCCCGGAACTGGCAGACCCTCCCTTCCGGCTGGGCGGAACCGGAGTACCCGCCGTTCGGGATTTTCAACAGCGTTGCCCCCGCCTCCAGTGCCTACGGGGGGCAGGCGATCATCATCGGTCCCGGCTACGTGAACCGGTGCCTGGGGCGCAACGGGTTCATCTTGCAGGTTTCCTATATCAACGGGTGGCCGCATGCGGAGATCACTTCCCAGGCGCTGGCGGGCTCCACGTCGCTGAGTATCAGCGACTGTACCGGCTGGGGTATCACCAGCTACCAGGGTACG